CCCTTCTACCGGGAACAGGGTCTAATGCTGGTAACACCCTAGATTTAAATCTGCTATCTTCTTGTAATTTAGCTATCAAATCTCCGGGCATCATTGGTGTTCCCAATACGATAACTGGAACGCCCTTTAGAGGTATAAACATACTTTCTGTCATAAAGTGATCTTCTACTTTAGTTATTTGCCCAAAATTTAATGGGTTCTCAGGGTCTCTAAGTATGTCATCTGCTATTAAAGCCCCATTAACGTGCATACCACGTTTAAATGAAAACAATCCCCCATGCATTACTTCAGCTGGTCTTTTGTTAATATAGTATCTACCAGAAAAGTCAGCTTGTGCATTTCTTTTCTTTATTAAACCACTTAATATTGGATTCCTTACAATTCCTTTATTTATTTCTGATATGTGATATCGAGCCATAGTGTCAGAATAAGATATATATAAAATACTTGAATCTCTTGATGCTGACATCAATCTCCAAACAGAGAAAGCGTGTCCCAATACAGTGCTTTTAAAATGAAATCTTGGTAAAACAGCCACATAATTCATCCCAGTTTCTAGGCATTCTTCTATATCATCTGCAATTATACCAACGTGCCATGCCTTAAAATACTCTGGATTATCGTAACTATAACACCAAACATTTTGTAAGAAATCTTTAAACGATCCTACTTGGTATTTTTCTTGTTCTACTAAAGCGTCAGAAAGCATATTGAAAGCTGATTCTATTGTAATTAATTCTTTCGCCATTATTCCTCTTGACTTTGAACAAGTGTTTTCATTTTATTCGCAATTCTATTAAGCTGATCTTGGTCTTTTACTTCATCCACTAGGATGCCTAGTAAATCCTGAACAAACTGCAAGTTTACCATACCTTGCATTATATCCCTCTGTCCTCTTATACCTAAATCCATTGCCCTAGAAGCGTCTAAAGCCTTGTCAAACTCAAGGTAATCAAGCGAAACTGCTCCCTTGTTGGCTAATTTTGTGTATGATTCAAGTTGTTTTTCTTGAATCTGGTTAAATCGTTTAGCATCGTTTTTAACGATCTTTTCCTGTTCCTCAACTTTAGCTACTGCTGATCTTTCATTCCAGTTTTCTCTCCTAGCCCAAGCATAAATAGTAACTGGTTTGATATTGTATTCTTTTGTAGAAACCTTTTCTGCTATTTCTTTAGCAGTATAAGCACCTGTTAAAAATAACTCCATAGCTTGGAGTTTAATACTATCTGGAGTTTTCTTCGGCATTATACGCCCCAGATATTATTGCCCTGAAGTATGTCGTACCCAGACAAATCTGCTGGTCGACTTTCAATGCTACCACCAATTGGTGACCCATCTGATTTCAAGAGTTTACTAAAATCCATATGCCCAGTTTTTTTGGTGGAAGCAACGAAACAATGTGGCACCTTAAACTTATTATGGCTTGAAGTAATTACAACATTAAATGCCATACCAATTTCGTCTCTTGTGCATATCCCTGTCCATACTGCTTCTTGTTCGTTTAATGGTTTGTAAGTTCGATTCTTTAGCAACTTTCCAGAAGTTCTTTGTAAACCTTTTACTTCTTGATGGTTGCGACAACTTGTGTACTGACACCAAACTACAACACCATGTTTTTGTTTTACTTCCTCAAGGGTTGGTAAATCATCTGGGAATGTATCTTCATATTCTTTTTTTTCCTTCTTCAAAGGTTCGTAAAAATTTACTTGTATTTCTGGTCTTAGTTTTTTAATACTTCTCGCCATTTTATCTCCTCTTATTCCATAATGCCACACAAGCTGCATCGGCATAATCTTGTTCAGGGAATTTGTTCCCCCACTTTTCTATAGCAAATTCTAATATATCGGATTTGGTAGCATTTCCTCTACCAATAACTTCTTTTTTCCAAGTCGCTAAATGTATTAAAAAGGTTTCAATGCCACTTAATACACAACAAGTGTGAACCCCACCAACAATCCTAGCTAATGTTTTAGTTGTAACCCCGTTACGAGCCTGTATTGAATCTTCAATCGCCACAGATGATATATTATTTATTGTACTAATAAAATCAAAAAACCCTATCATTATTTCTGGGAATCGATCTAAAGTTTTTTTGCCTTTACCAGAAATTTTTTGTAGAAGGATTATATTTTCTTCTTCATCAACTACAACACAATGTACTGCTTTTGTTGAGGAATCTATACCTAAATAATTCATTGTTTATTTAAAAAATCCTTGGTTGTATAATATTGGGTTGTTATTGTTTCCAACAAGCCATTAATCCTACTTAACAATACGTGTTCCCCAATAATATTTTTATTTATATTTCTTAATAATTCATTTTTTGCAATGACTTCAGCCCTTAGTTCTTCTTGGGGTGGTTTCTTTAATTTATTGATATTATATTCTTGGCAGATGGCATATAATGCAACATAATATCCTTCATCATATGCCCCTTGTTGTAGCTTTATACTAGCATCACACTTCGATTTAATTTCTTCTACGTATGATTTTTGTTGAGCATATAATAATAATAAAATCTGCACTTCTTCTTTGTTATAACAATGTAATTTCCCAAAAACTAATTCTCCCTCAACACCAAAGTCAGGTAGGATATATGATGAAAACTTTTTTTCAATCCCATCAATCATTTCTTGAATGTTCCATAAACTCATATCGTTATTCCCCCTACTTGTCTACAGTTACAGTAAAATAAACCACCACACGTTTCAGGTAATGAATCCATCTCCATTATGTTTGAACACCTTTCAACTATTGTATCCCAAAACTCTTTATCACGTTCTACAAAAAAGGCTTTTATTTTCTGGTCATTTTTATTCTCATATAAAACTGTACCTATTGGGTACTCTGTTAAGTTTAAATAAATTTGGAGTTGTGTGTAATGATCTTCTTTAGCCCCCTTTAGTTTAGCAAAACCAGCAGTATTAATACTTTTTAACTCTACGGGCATTAATCCATGATGTTTATGATTTATTATAAAGTCTATACGACCTGAAATAGGTGGGTCATCGCTTTTCACAACTACCTCTCTATCTTGTAAAATTTCAAGATCGGTAAACCATTTAGAAACTCTATCTTCTAATGATGAACCATTTTGAAATATCCTTGCTAACTTAGAGGGTAATGGTAGTTCTGGCATATGCCCATGATAAGCCAACCAAAGCGCACGATCGCATTTATTACTTAACGCAGAAGGATAAAACACACCTTTTCTTGGTGGGTTAAATGTAGAATAAAGATATTCGTCAAGTAAATCTACTAGCCAGATATCTTCTCTAATGCTTTGCATATTGTTTCCCTTATTTTTTTTCTACTTGTCTCTTTGATGTGTAATACGTGTTCTATTTCTGGGTGGGAATATAAATCTTCATTTCGCCTTTTCTCTCTTTTCCCAAAATGCCCATAAAGACCATCAGCTTCAATTACTGTTTGTATTTCTGGAACCCAAAAGTCTACCAGATATTTAATGAAAAATTCTTGTTGGCTATATCTTAACCCAAGTTCATCCAACACACTAGCTACTATTTGTTCTTGTTTGGTGTAATCACTATGTGGTAAGTTCAAGTTTTAATTCCTCATATATATCAGGAAGTTCTGTAAAGAAATCTCTTAATCCATTTTTACCATGTAATACGTGTTCTTTATAGTAATACCAAGCACCTTTTTTCTGAACTATTTTTTTATTAATAGCATCCAATAATATAATTTCTACTTCATCAACCCCACCCTCATATTTAAATGGAATCATAACACTACTATTGGGAACTCCACCAACTTTACTTTTAGTAATTCTTACAGTCATTTCAAACCCTACGCTAGTTTCTGCTTCTTTTATAATTGAACCTTTTCGAACTTCTAATATTAAATGGGCTTGAAAAGATTGCGTTCTCCCACCGGGTAGTGTGTCTGGTGCATAGGGTGTTGGATTAGCCCTCAATTGATTTATTGCCACAAATGAAGTTGATTCTGCGTCAGTTATATCACTAGTTAATCTGGGTAAATTAGTGCTGAGACTCCTTGCTAACCAACCAATAGGGTTGTAGTCAAAACTTTCCTCTAAAATGGCTGTTGGTACTAAACCTGCAATAGAATCAAGAACTACTAATGGGGATTTTTCTTTAGCTGCGTGTCTTATAGCATCATATGCTTTTTCTGCATAAGTAGCTTTTAACAGTTGAACTTTTGAAGTATCAACACCACATCTTTCAGCCCAATCTCTTTGGTACGAATTTTCGGTATCAATCCAATAAACATCTTTTCCTGTAGAATTAATAACACTTTCTACTAATTTATATGCAAGGTATGTTTTTCCCACAGAGGGCATACCACTAATAATAGTGAAGTGTTTTTCTGGGACACCACCTTCTAACAGGGTATCTAGTAGTGGTATGTTAAAAGGTATTTTACCAAAATCTAGTCGTTCACTATTTCCACGAATAAAATTTAAAGATTCTTTTGTCATTCAGCATCCTTTTTTTGTTGTTTGTATTGGGCATTAATATTTTCTTTAGCCATTGCTAGTATTTTCAATAAGTAATCTTCAGCTGTACCTAATTGGATATCCAATGGTTGTTCTGTGTCAATTTCGTCTATGGTAATATCAGCCCTTAAAAAATCAAAATCCCCTACTTTTTTAGTGTAACCTAATTTTACTCCTACCTTTGCCATTCTAGTTCTCCTTTAGTTTATTTGTAAGTATTTAATTAATCTAATAGGGCAGAAACGATATAACGCCACACCCAAAAGAATGACTACAACTAAACGAATTGTATTCATTACCATCAGATGTCACAATCTTTTGTTCTTCACAATTTCGCAAACTATGGTTTTCAAAAAAAATGGTCAAATTTCTTAATACTACCCCTGCATAATCATCGTTTTGTGGGAAATCTTCAAATACTCCATCTTCTTTGTCTACGTTTATATTAATCTGCATTTCAGTTCTCCTTTTCTATAAAATGTAATAATAGCATTGCATAATGCATTATCTTAAATATATCTTTTCTTGGACTTCCCTTTTTATCATATCGAGAAGCGTATTTTATAATGTTTGCCCTACAAAAAGACCTTGCATCACCACACGCTTCAATAAAATCTAGTGTCTGTATATCACCCTCACTATAGTGTTCACCATACGTATTTTTTATGTATTCTTCTACTTCTTTAATAGTTTTATCTTCATTATATTTCATAATTATTCCCAGTCAAATCCTAATTGTTTATCACCATGTGTGTAGTATACATATTTACCACGCCTGACTCTGTTTAAAACACCATCTTCAGCAAGTTTTCGTGCAATTCTGTCCGAAGATGTGCCGAGCCAACCCCATTCTGTATCAATTTTTTGCAATCCCCACGATGGTACTGGTTCTTTAGAACTGTAAATAAAATTCTCTAATATTTTTGCTTGTGTAATTTTCATATAATAACTCCCCCTAAAAATTAAAACTTGTCTGGTATGCTACTGGTATTAAATCTTTTTTACTTGCCCATGATGGAGTACATATTTCCATATCAACCTTCAAGGGTATGTTTAAACTGTTTTGTTCTAACAATTCTCTAATCTGGTTGGGCAAATAATCTAATTCACTATCATGAATCTCTACAATAACTTCATCGTGTACTTGTAAAAGCATATAACTTCTCGTTTTCTCTAGAAATTTTCCTATTTCTATCATTCTTTCACTAAGAAGATCAGCACTTGTACCTTGAACAAGGTAATTTACACCCTTATAACCAAAATCTTTGTTTATCACATATCTTCTACCATATTTATTTTTAATCCAACCCCTTGTAAAAACAGTCCTTACAACTCTCTCAAAGAAATCCCTAGAACCTGTTAAAGCATTGAAGTATTTACGCTTATATTGACCTGCTTCCTGTACTGAAGTCCCTAATTGCTTTGCCAAAGACTTATTGCCAATACCATAAATTGTTCCGAACGTAATACCTTTAGCCATTTGACGATAAAATTTAAATTGATTATCAGATTCCGTAACACCAAAAGCTAGTTTTGCTGCTTCACCATGAAAATCCACATCATTTTTGAATAGCAATTCGTCAATAGTTTCATTTCTAAAATAGCTTAAAAAGACACGAACTTCCATTTGACTATAATCAAAAGAAACCAAATTATACTCTGGTCTTGGTATAAACAAACGCCTTATTGATATTTGACTTTTGTCACTTTCATCATAACTTTCATCACCAATAAACGCCCAAGTCTTAATTACCTCGTCACTTAGTTCTCCTTCTACAGAAACACCTTGAGAGTTCATCATAGCAGAAACCCTTGAACGAACTTCAGATATCTGTTCATCTGTTAATTGAGCATCTGCTAGTTTAAAATGATTTCTTGGTATGTTTTGTAAATTAGGATTTCTACTAGAAAGTCTACCTGTCGCAGTACCCCAATTACAAAAAGTAGTGTGCATCATATCTATATCGATATAGGGTTTTAGATATGTTGAGTTTATCTTTACTAATGTTCTGTATTGACGTATTAAACCTGCTATGGGGTGATTGATATTCACTAATGCTGTTGAATCCCATGATGGTTCTCCTTTGGGAGTTTTAACACTAGACTTGATACCTAAACCCCCAAAAACCTTCCCAACCTGTAAAGAACTTGAAATATTAAATTCTTTCTCATCATGCTTATTAGCAGATTTTATACTAGAGTCCCATTTAATACGCCCTGAAAGGGCTAATATCTTTTGTTCTACATCATCTATTCTTTTAGTTAATTTTTCCTGTGCCTCTAAAGCATACTCTTTGTCTATAGTTATTCCATGACGTTCCATTTTATATAAAACATAGGTAAGTTGTTGTTCAAGCGCAAAAACTTTTTCTTGTTCTGTTCTTTTAATGATGTTTAAACAATCTTGATATAAAAGTGCAGTAAGTTCAACGTCTTTTTTACAATACTCACCTAAAACGTCTGATGGTGCTAAAGAAAAATCGTCTATCCAACCATTAGACCTTAAATATTTTTTGGTATCAATATCGTATTGAGCAAACTCCTCACCATATCTCCTTTTTAAAGTCTGCCCTAACTTTAGCATTTTAACGTCAGAATGTTCAATTAACCTAACCATAACTATAACGTCAGTTAAAGTTTTATCAGATATAGTTAAACCATCCTTCTCTAAAAAACTAAGGTCAAACTTAACATTATACCCAATGTGTTCAGGTATATCATTTAGTTTTTCTATGAGTGTTTTTAATTGGTCAGGATAAAGATTCTCGCCTTGGTGATGTCTAAAGGGGTAGTATTGCGACCAACCATTCTTAATTGCCTCTCCTACCCCAATACCACAAATTTGATTCTTACTTACATCAAGACCATTAGTTTCAACGTCAACAACTATCTGTGAACAATTTTCCAATAGTTTGATATCCTCATAAAATGAACTGTTACATACTAAGGTCATTAAAACAACTCAAAACTTTCACCATCTTTTGGTGGGGTATCTTCCTGCTTTTTACCACCATTTTTTTCGAGGTAATGTTCCATCAATGGTTGTAAGTTTTGAATTTCATCCCTCTTACTATCCAATATGTCAGAAGCTACGCTTTGAGAATTATCTTCATTGGCTAAACCACTAATAGAATAATTAGTATACTGCCCATCAGGATATTTTCTTAGCTTAATAATACTTTTGTTTAATCCACGATTGTATTCACAAGCCGAATCGAATTTCTGCCTGTTAGAATATACTCTAGTTTCTTTATCCCATTGACCATAGGGGAAATCAATTATTTTAAAATCTTCAATATTTTCTCTAAACATTTTCTTTTTTGAATCGAGTTCTTTTTCTATCCATTCATCATTATCACGATTATCGTGATAAACAAAATATACATAAGCCCACATAGCCAATCTTTTTCTGGCAGAAACATCTTCATCTTCTAGCTTTAATCTATATCTTCCATCAAGATAATACATTTCCAATTCTTCAATGTATTCTTTTTCATATAAACTACTTGCTACTGGTGTGAAATAAACTATGTCATTCGATTTTATAAATAAATTTTTATAGGTTTCATTATCTGGCATTTTTTCTCCTTTACCAAAAATTTTTATCGTCTACTATAGACTTTAATATTTCCTTGTCTCTAATTTCTTGTACATCTTTGTACTCTTGTAAATCAATATATGAAAGCATAAAACTGTTTCTCATAGCCTCAGTTGCCTTTGATATCCCTATACGACCAGCTTCATCATTATCCAAGCATAAAACCACTTCCGATGGTCTTAGAGTTGAAATTAAATCCATCTGATTTTTGGAAACAATTGCACCAAGAACTGCTACTGCACTGTAACCATTTTGATCTAACCACATGGCATCTAAAGCACCTTCAACTACATAAAGTGTTTCCGAATCTACAACATGGTTTATTCCAAATAATGCCCTTGATTTTTTGAAGCCTTTGGTAAACATATATTTAGGAATCATTTCATATCTTCTTGTTAACCAACCAATTGTTTTGTTATCTTTGTTATCAACTGGTATAGACAAATCATTATATCTATTTTTCTTACAACCCCATTTTTCTATGCATTCTTTAGTAAACCCACGATCAAAAATCCAGTGGTTTTCTAAAATATTACTCAAACCTTCTAAGGGTTCTACTTCTTGTGGTTCCTGTATATCCATCTCCATATCTGGAAATGAGAAATCTGCTATTTCCCAAGTTTTTTCCTCTAATTCTTGGTTTAACTCAGACCAATTTCTACCTGATAGTTTGTAAATAAAATATTTCAAACTTCCTTGACCACAACCAGCAAAGCATATCCATACACCCTTATCGGTGTTTATAGAACATGAGGAGACTGTATCTTCGTGAAATGGACATCTTATGTTGAATTCATCTTCATACTGTATGTCTATTCCATAACTGAGTAATACTGTATTCCAATCCATCATTCATTCTCAACAGACTTTTTTGTACGCATACGATCTATTCTGTTTTTCCGTACAAAAAAAGCTACTTCATTTTTGTTACCTTGTTCGTCAAATTTATATCCATTACGGATATCATCAACAGTAACATCAAGTGGTTTATTAGTATATTTACTCTTGACAGTTTTTACTACTGTCTTGCCACTGTCAAACCATTCTAAAATACTCATTCTTTTCTCCTTCCTTAAAAATCATTAAAATTAAAATTTGGAACTTCTTTTATAGTCCCATTATTAACGTGCCAATCCATAGCCAATAATTTTCCTGCAAGTTCACCCTCTCGATATTTTTGTACCTCTAAAACTCGTTTTGATTCATCATTTTCTAATTGACACATTGAAAGTACAACATCAGCAGCCCTCATAAGACCATCACCAAAGGCAACATGACTTGGTTTAGGTGGTTCATATATATTTCTAGCTTCCCTATTTGCTTGTGTTATAACCATAATAGGTATGTTTCTAGCCTTCGCTAAATTTTTAACTGCGTGTACTAATTCGTGGTTTTTTTCCCATGAAGCCTGTGCCTTATTTGGTATATCTATTAAATAGATTCCATCAATAATAACAAACTCTGGGTTATGTTTTCTGACCAAACTAGCAATTGATTCAACAGTTATAGAATCCTTACCAGAAATATGGTCACAAATTAATAAATCCACATTCTTAACTTTTTCTAAATAGTTCAAATATTCATGTTCATCTATTTGCGATCCATTACGCAAAGATGCATGACTAAATTCATATCCCATCATTTTTCCAAGAACTACATCTAACCTCAAATTTATTGATGACACAGATTGTTCAGCAGAAATGAATAACGTTCTTTTCTTGTTAAAAATAGCTGTTGCTGCAGAATGTATAGCCATCCATGTTTTTCCTATCATTGGTCTTGCATAAAGACCTATGAGATCGCCCCCCATCCAACCAACACCAGTTTTATTTATACTAGTAAGAGATGTTGGTATACCCATCATCCCACCATCTGAATTATGTATATCTGCTCTATCTCTCCAATCATTTAATCTATTAATACTGTTTTCACTAAAAGAATTTATATCCTCATCAATAGATACTTCAATATCAGTTAACTCGATCATTAATCTTGATAAAGATGTTTTAGGGTCTGTTTTAACCATATCACGAACTGAATTAATTGCTGATACAACTTTTCTATGTAAGATTTGGTCTTTAAAAATATCAAGTGCGTATTCATAGTTAACTGAATTAGCTGTTTTATCTAAATAGGGATAATTATGGCATAAGGTTGCCACATCAGGAAAGTCACCATGAGCATCAAAAAAATCTATTAAAAATTTATATACTTCGCCATGTTTAGCAAAATCTTGTGTGGAATATGGAAAAGAACGTAAATTTTCTTTGTTAGTGAGATTAAATATAACAGCAGATTCTATGTATTCAAAACTTGACACGTACTCAACCCTCTTTTTTGTAGAGAATTCGATTGTTCTCTTTAAATAGTACGTAGTATTCTACATTGAGTAACGTATTGTTGTCAATAAATACTTTTGCATCCTGCAAAGAAGATAACTCAACTTCTACCCAAAATTGGTTTGTTTTGATGTTAAGACAAATAACTTTGTAGTCATTAGTTGAAAATGCTTTACGTGTTAACTGTCCTTTTTTTCTATGTAATTTCCTCATCAGCACCTATTTTTAAAAACTTTTCTCTTAGACCAGCCCTTACTTTATAGGCAGACTCACCAAGATCAAAACTTATTTCTTCCATAGTCATGCCTTCCATTCTTAACCCTATAAAATCTCTTTCACTACGTGAAAAATTATGTGCTTCTAAAAGGTCACGAACTTCTACTTCTAACTCATAATTCTTGGGGTCTCGTAATGCATTTAGTATATCTCTTGGGATGATGGTTTCATAGTAATTTTCCCCAACATCGTCATATGTAGAATCCAATGATTTTTGGTTTAAACTCTTTCCTGCTTTTGTCATTAATGTTCTTATAGTATTAACAATACTAGTATGTAAGTAGGTATGAAATATTGCTCCATTTTTTTCATCAAAAGATTTTGCTGCTTTCATAATGGAAATTCTTAATTCTTGTTGTATATCCTCTTTATCCATCCCAACTATGAATAGATTCTGGGTCATTCTGTGAATTTTTGGTTCCCATTTTTCTATGAGACTGTTATTTATTTCCATATAAAGCGTTTCTATGTATTTAGGATTTAGTTCGTTTCTTTGTTAGTCCATCTTTTTGACCTTTATGATAACAAGACAAACTACAATAAATCATTTTCTCTCTATTCTTACGCTTATATCTAATGATTTTCTTTTCTCTATAAAATGGTGTTTTACAAAAAGCACAATGTACCAATAAATTTTTATAGTAGAACTTGCATTCTGGGCATACTACTGGGTAATATCCCCCATACTTTGCCATTGTGGTTCTTTTTCCACATTGCTTACAGTACCTAATAGGTCTGCTATTTTTTCTTCTCTTAGTTGTTCCTTGTACTATATTGTTTTTCCGTAAAAATGTATAAATATATTGTTTTGTTACACCAAACTGGTCACCTATCTCTATTAATGTGGCTAGTGGATGTAATTCTTTATATAGTAGTATTTCTTTTCTTCTACGTTTTCTTGACCACTTCGTAGTTCCACCCATAGGCATTATCCGAACTGTGTCTTTCTAAATACTTTAAGTTTTTTCTTTTGAATAGCAGCATTTAATCTTGATGATACAACTTCTGATAAATATATATTCATTCTAGCTACTGTTAAAGATTCTTCTTCATTATCGGTAGCAAGATTTTTAAGTTCAGTTTGACATTCAGTCCATAAATCATCCGAGATACTGACAGTAAATGATTGTGCCATGTTATTCTCCCTCTAAATTGTCTAATCTAGTTTTTAATTTCTTAACTTCCTCTAATAGTAGAACAGATAATAGTTGATAGTGCAACGCATCAGGTTTCCCATCTTTATCAGATATAACAATTTCTGGTAAAACCTTTTGTACATCTTCAGCTAAATAACCAAATGTTGAGCCATTTAACAAAGACTGATGCCCATCTTTATATTTAAAATTTTTAGCTTTTAGATCAAATATTCTTGAAGTATCCATGTCTAATGGTTTTATATCTTCTTTGTAAGCAACACTTGATGATGTTGAAACAAATGTTAAAACCCCAGAACTATCTGTTTGTATAAGTCTATCGCCACCGGGTGCAGTTGCTGGTAGGGTTAAAACATATCTCGCAGTATCGCTATTACCACTTGAGTAATTGGCTGGTGCTTGTATACCAGCAAATTCTTCATAGGTATTACTAGTAGACTCAAACGCAACTGCTTCTACATATAAATTAGTCCAATTAGCCCCATCTTTATCACCCAAATCAAACAATCCTGATTTTGAACCCTTAACATCTGAAACAAAATGTATATCACCAGTAGTTATGTTTACAAATAACATCTCACCTTTTATATAGGATAAACCACCTATTGTTGCGTCAGCTTGTAATCTATACATTACTGCATTATCTTCCCCCGGTGCAGTCCAAGCTAATGATGTTACTGGATTTGGGGATATTTCAGAAGAAGAAGAAGCACCTTGAACTTCACCTGTTGCTGGTAAATTACCATCTCTAGATATTTGTTCTGCTAGAGCAGCAGTACCAGAAAGTCTCCTTATTGGTAAATCAACGTTTGAATCTGATGATTTTGCTACTTCATACTGTGTATAAGAATACCCATTTAATTCATAATAACACGCTTTTGTTATAATACAGTTTTGATCAATATTAATAAGATCATTTCGTAATCGTAGTATATCACCAACCCTAATCGGTACATAATATCGAACTACTGAATTGGTTGCTATTTGACCAGTATCCCATGTACCAGTTACTTGTGTTGCTGTAACTGCTGATGCATAACCATACGTTGTTGTTGGTTGTGAATTAGAATCTAGTTCATTTAAGGTTGTTCCAACTCGTATCCCAAAATTTAAGGGGTTAGCACTAATATCATAAATTTGTGTACCAGTATCATGTTCAGCAGCTGTTGTACTAGCCTCACCTCTATCTGCTGATATATTTACAGCACTATTAATGGCTGTTATTTCAAATTTTTCACTATCTATTTGGAATGTTTGCCCAACGTACATTTCATCGCTTGATGTAACATCAATTGCTGTTTCAGAATCATCTAAAGCCTCATTAAGAGTAGTAACAAGTACTTTACCGAATGTAAGTGTTTCTGTATGTTTTGTCGTTCCTTGAATAGTTGCAGAAGAACTACTTCCTACTGCTGTAGGTGTAGCATCAACGTAATAGTAAGGTTTTTCATTTGAGAAAAACATTCCTCGTGTTACTTCACTAGTGCTTCTCATTAACCTAGCAGCAACTTCTTCCCTAATATTATTTGGATTACTAGAAGAACCTATGGTAATATTTAAAGTTCTTTTTATTTGGTGTGTTGTTTTTGGTCTACTCAAAATGGTAAAACTTGTCTGTCTATTGTAATGACCTCTTACAATTGACCCTAGGGTTAAATTTACTTCACGAGTCGATGTACCCATTATTGCTTTTCTAACATCAGAGATCATAACAAAAGCTGGTGCTGACGCTGTTATGTCATTATCACCGGTTATGTCCATTCTACTAATGTACTGCATTGTTGCAACGTCATAGGCAAATACATAAGAATTATCAACATGAGTTGCTGCTGATATACTAAACTGCCCCCTAGTGGCAGTAAAATCTGTACCATTTGAATTTATTGCTGTCACATAAATATATTCTCTCGCTGCAGCAGTTAAACTAGTGGTAATAAATAAATATTGATTTACATACATACCAGCAGTAGAGTCCACTGTAAACGCAGTACTACCTGTATTAGTGTGTGCGCCATCTAATTGCGTCAGCTTTACTTCCAAACGTTCTGGTGAATGAAGGGCATGAAGCGTACCATAATAACCTTGATCCATTAGAAGATTGGGATTCCCCCAAGTAAAAGCTGTCTTTACTGCTGTACTATCATCATGTGCTGCAGCAGTTGTATAGTTAACTCCCCTAACTACAGTAACTGTATCGGAAGCTACTGAACTTACATACATTTCTTCATCATCAACTCGTATTGTCATACCAGCTACAACAGCTTGTGTTCCAGCGTTTCCAGCCGATGCATCAGTTAAATCTATAGCAACCTCAGAATCGTCTAATGCTTCTGCTAGTGTCGTTAATGTTACTATAGAATAATCGGAAATTTGCAGTAATTCAAAGTCTACTGTTTTTTCTGCTCGTGACGTTGTAGAACTATTAGAAAAACTGGG